CGTTTAACCGCTAATGGCGAGGATTGGAAAATACGGGCAGCCCTCACTCAGCCATTTTTAGCAAAATACTCAGAAAAGTTAGATGATCAAAAAATAGAAGAGATTTATTTAAGACATTTAAAAAACTTTTTTACGAGCCAGTCAGACTATTTATTTCAGGCTCTTACTGATGCGGCAATGGAAGTCATTTTTCTGGTTTTTAATTTATATATATGGCAAATAAAATAAGAAAATGGCCGACAAGGGCACATTGGGGAAATTTGGCAAAACTACCGCGAAGAAGGTTTCTCGCGCAAAGAAAAGTGGCGGTGTAGAAAAGAAGAGAGCCATTTTTGCCCAGAACATGAAGAGAATTGCAAAAAAGCGTAGTGGAAAGAGGGCGTGATCATGCCATTACGTTCTGGAAAATCGAACAAAGTTGTCAGTGAAAACATCCGAGAGATGATTGAATCGGGTCATCCACCCAATCAGGCTGCTGCTGCCGCGTATCGAAAAGCAGGAAGATCACGGACAAAGAGATCAGGGAAACGGAGATAATCTTTGAGCAATGTTTATACAATTTCTACTCGACGGAAGTCAGACCCGGACGAGTACCGTGATCCCCGAGCACGCCACATAGAAGAGTGGGTACGTGCTTCAGAAGAATATCGCAAAGACAAAATTGGTGAAAAGGCATTCAAGGATGCTGAAGAACTTTACAGCATGAAGGATCAGGGAGGACCTTCCCCGAGTTTTCGTCCACTGATTCGTATCCCAATGCTGCAAAGGATCATGCTCGAAGAGGCAAATCAGATTTCTGATACTGTCCCACAGATTTATATTTTTTCTGACAGCAAGGACAGGGATAAGGAAAGGGAGAAAGCTCTTCAGGCCCAGTGGTATGCAAGTAAGGTGAATCAGCACATGCTGATGGCATCGCTTACAGCGCGTTATTGCGGGACAGGAATTCTTGTTGCGGGTTTTGACCCGGATTTGCGTAATGGCAAGGGTGGAATGTGGGTCAAGTCCATAGATCCCCGCCTGGTAGGTTTTGATCCATCGGTCGATTATACCTGGGACCCTTCATGGGTATATTACGGGACGTGGATGAATCTGGACGAAGTTCGCTTGCGCTGGCCCGAGACAAGTAAGCATGTCAGAGCACGCAATGGAGGCTCACCCGCATCTCCTCTGTCCGGAGATTCCGGATACGGTATTCAAATGCCTTCCGGTCCGATGAACTCTATTCCCGGTATGCCATTTTCCGGAGGAACAAAACGCTACTCTCAGGACACGAGTGTTTTGGTTCGCCATGTTTTTTGCAAAGATTACACACGTGAAATGGTGGAAAAAGCGGATAAGCCTTTGGAATCGGAATTGATCGATCCGGATATTATCCTGAAGTATCCCAATGGGCGTTGGCTTGTGGAGTGTGAGGGAGTCATTCTGAGCGATGGCCCCAATCCTTATCCCCGCCGTTCTGACATCATGGCACCCCATTTCCCCGTGTTCCCTGTATGGTCTCTTCCTGCCCTGTATGGTGGGTGGGGAGTTCCTGTAACTTCCATGACAATCGATATGCAACTCCTTTCTCAGAGGCTTTATACGCAGGCATTTGAGAATTGCATCCGTCTGAATAACGGAGTCTGGTTCGTACCACAAAATACGGGAATAGACCCGGAATCATTTGGCGGACTGCCCGGCGAAGTTGTCATGATCAATCAGGGAAGTCAGGCTCCTACCTGTGTTTCCCCCAATGCCCTTTCGTCTACGGCAATGCAGGTACCTGAAAAACTTCTTCAGCTTCAGAATCAGGTCCTGGGATTTGGGGAAGCACGTCAGGGAAATCCGGGTGCAGGAAATATCTCCACAGACCTTTACGATGCATCAGTTCTTCAATCCTCCGGACTTTTGCAACTTTCTGGAAGGCTTATGGCCGGAAGTTTGCAAATGTTGGGCGAATTCATGTTTTACACAATGGGCCGATACATGGGCCGTCAGAATATGCCTCTTCGCGGTAGGAATGGCATAGAGATGGCGGAATGGCAGGGATTGATTCGTCCCGATCAATATGACGTTTTGCTTGATGAGGCATCGATTCGTCCTTTGAGCGAGGCAGTTGTCCGCCGTATGACTCCGGATTTGATGAAGACGGGCATCGTGGCTACAGAGCGCGGCCTGCGCACGCTGGGCTATCCGGGAGCAGAGGAGATAGCGGAAGAACAGAAGCATAATCTGGAATTACAGGCTCTCGGTCGTGTAAAGGGAGGGAAAAAGTGAATTGGTCCTGCCAATGGTTAACAACCAGAGAATTTGCCCGTCTTATGGGGCGTCCGGAAAGAACGGTTCAGGAATGGGCGCATAACGGGACACTGGTTGATTTCGGAATACCAGTGTTCTGCATCTCCAGAGGTCGTTATAACCATCGCCATTTCATTTATGCCCCCAAAAGCCTGTTTGTGAAGTAGCGCCGCAAACACCCTCTTCCCATAGCACATAGACCGCATTAGCGTAGATACAGATAAGCAGTTTAGAACTGCTGAAAGGGGAAACCATGCGTCACTCGAAGAAAGCCGCCCACCGCATCAGCAAGCGGAAGTAATCGTGGATGAATGGAGCAGGAATAATGACCGGAACGAAATCAAAAATCGTGAAGGATTACGGGAAACCGAAAGCGTTCCTGCGCACCATGAGAGCCAAGATCGCCAATCGTGGAAGTAAACGCCCGTAGACGAAATTGGGTAACCGGAGAGTTTGTAGCTGGCCTTCGCGCCACTCTCCATTTAAACAGCGAAGGAGGTAAGCACATGGCAAAACGTGGTGGAGTTCGTACCCGTCGTCGTGCTACGCACCGCAAGTAATATGCGGTAGAGATTTAACCGGGGCCGGTTGCTCTCATCCGGCCCTATACCCCAGGAGGGTGAAATGGAAAAGTCCACAAAAGTTGGTTCTTTCGGGAACACGTTCAACGCCGAGATTTTGAAATCGCCTCTGACTGTTGGGCGTCCGTCGAATGAGCCGGGTCCGGATGTTTACAACAATCCCGTTGCTCGTCCGAGTGATCCCCTGGGATTTATCCCTGGTGATTCAAAGAAGGCTGGAGGTCGATAATGGCCAAGTCAGTCAAAAAGCCTTTCGTTCATCGTAGCAGCGTGAGACGTCAGACACTTCCTTCTTCGCCACGGCGCACAAAGCGCTGGTAGGAGATTTATGGCTACTGCTGGATTACCTGCGGTTTTGGCTCGTCAACTGGTTGCAAAACTTGCTGGCGGGGCTGCGCCCGGAACGAATCAGGGTGGGGCATCACCGTTAGGGGCTTCGGCACCTGCGGCAATGAATATGCAGGCCGGTGGAAAGCCTGGAAGCCAGGCAGGAGATCAAGTAGCACGTCAGCTTTCCGAGCTTCAAGGGGCCGATCCGGGGGCAATGCTTCAACTTCTCAATCAGGTCAAATCAATCATTGTCCCTCTTTATGTCCGGAGCGCATTTCAGATGCCCGGAGTAGCGAGAAACATCGCCCAAGCTCAAAAGTACATTGACAACGCAATCAAGGAAGCAGAACAGGCATCTGCCACAGCGCAGACTGTTCAGCCTCCGATTGCCAACAATGCCTCAATCCCGAATCCGCAAAGTCCTGGGATGGGTGGCATGGGTCTACAAGATTTTGTCTCTGGAGGAGGGACACAATAAATGGCACTCAAAGACATTATCAACAGCGCGAAGTATGGCGATGACATGGTTCTATCCTTGCCAGATGGGACTACTGCCACCATTGGCGAAATGCGTTCCATGTCGGCAGAAGATCGTTCCGCTCTCGCACAGCGTCAGCAGTTGGTCGAACAGGCCGAACTGGCAGTCGCACGAAAAGTTCAGGAATTTCAGCAGGCCGGACTGCTTAGCGATAACGGTCAGGTTGTCAACATGCCGAAAACGGATAATGAAATCCGTTCGGTTGCTGCATCTGAGTTGGGTCTTGATCCCAATGATCCTTTACTCGGTCCTGTCGTGAAAGAGTTTAAGGCGGAAATGGCCAAGAGAGATCAGGCTATTGAGTCTATGAAAAATGAGTTTGGATCGACGCTGAAAACGATTGTTGGCGTGGTCCAGACTACTGCCAAAGCGTATTTGGATGATCGCTATCAGAGCGACTTCCAAAAGGCGAAGAAAGACCTCCCCGCCGGTGTGGACGTGGATTATCAGAAGGCATATGAATTCGCTGATCAGCATGGATTTAAGGACCAGTATGGTCGCCTTAATATTGCTGAAGCTATCGACCGAATGACTTGGGAAGATCGCAAAAAAGCGGAACGTGCTGCCCTGAAGGAGTCGGCTCAGGAGACTATCGAGAACAGGGCACGTATGGCCACTGCCAGCCGCCCCCGTACATCCGGCCCACAGAATCACCGTCCGAAAACAGACTTTGATCCGTTTGAAAAGGTCACTCTCCAAAACGGAAAGACTCGCGAAGTTGCGAAAAGTTTTGATCAGGCGCTTGCGGAAGCATCCAATGATGATGCGCTTTTGGAATCCGCACTCTCCACAGCATCTTTTGGGATGGTGCAGTAATCCTTCCCGTCAACTTAACCCTTAACTCGTAACAAGAGGAATAAAGCGATGGCAAACAGCGTAGTTGGACTCGGACTTGCGTCTCCCCCGGTTCAGCTTTCCAACACCGTCAATTCGATTTCCCAAAAGTACATCGTTCCGGTCTTGGGCGACAACGTGTTCAAGCCATCCCCTGTATTTTGGGCTTTGACGAAGGAAGGCAAAAAGTTTGGTGCTGGCGAACTGATTTTCCCGGAAATCTATCAGGAAGAGCTTCCTGGTGGAGCTTATTACGGGGATCAGTTGCTCGAAACCTCTGTGGTTGATTCCGTTCAGCCCGCGAACCAGCAATGGAAACCGTATCGTCAGCCGATTGTCATCCCGATTACGGATATTATCCTGAATCGTGGTGGCGCTGGCAATCTGGACATTAT